CTATATATTATTTATTGGAAAAAAAACAATCGCAATGTAATAATTTAACGGATAGGTGGCATGATTGGTTCACAATACCATATTATTATTTGGGAAACAACAATGGGCGAAGAAAAATAGACGAAAGTAATAAAACACGAGGGGTATTCAAGTGCTATAATAAGTGCGATGAGAAATATATTGTAAATAATGATAATGTATGCGAAAGCATTCAAACATTAGAAGGAGGCAAATATAGAAATTATATCCCATACGACCCATTAGCCATAATATGTATTTTAGGAAGCTACGAAGCTTCAGACAAACTTACAGCGAATAGCAATGTTATAAAAAGTAGCGGAGTTGACGGAGTTGACGGAGTCCCAGGCAATTATTATTATACTATAGAAAAAGTTAAAAAGGGAGATGATGAAGATATAAATACAGAGGTACAAACTAAAATATTGGCTTCGCTGTCTAATTATTCTTCAATCGCAACTCATCCCGTCGCAATAATAAAAAAAGATATAGATGATGCTTATACAGTAATATCGCAATATATAAATGGTATAAAAACAGAAGCTGAGAATAATGATTTGAAAATTAAAACAACTATTAAAAATAATGTTAATGACTTCTATCAATTATTTGATAAAAGAGACGAACTATATATTTCTTATCTTAATAAGCTGAAGGATAGTACGCATTTTAAAAGAGTATTATATGCAAAAAGTATAGCACATAAAGTAAAAGACGCAACACCTAATGAAAAATATTTACAATATTTATTTAAATATTGTAAGTTTTTGTATTTTAATGAAAACAATATGTTTGCGATTAGACTTTTAAATTATGGAATATATGAAGAGGATTATATAAAGGGTACTAAAGAAAGCATTGCGAATCCCGACGAAGAAGATGCTAATAATATATTTATCAAAGCACCTACAAAGATCAACTATAATCCAGTTACAGTCAAAATTGATACGAAACATAAGAATATGTTTGATGATTATTCAAATGCCTATGAATTATATAAGAGTTTTATTTTAACATATCCAATTATTTCGCTTCTGTCTATCGGTTTATTTATAATAATTATGCTTTTATATATGTGTAATTTCATATATATTATAATTTCTGTTATCAATCTTCTATATATATTAGTTATCGGCATTGTGTATTTATTTATAGGATTTATGGTGTGTCATAGTATGGTTATAAAAGCAGTTATAATTATTATTTCGGGGACATACCAACTAATTGGTGGTTTATATTCCGGGGCTATAGGTATATTTAATGTACCAATTTTAGGTTCAATTCTAAAAATTATATTATTCTTAATTCTTATAACTGCTCTACTGAATAGCAATATAAGTGTCTTATACGGAATAGTAATGTTTTTTATTAACACGATAATATATATTATATTGGGTATTATATCAATAGTATTTTATATTATATACGAATGTATAAAGCTAAATCCGGGGATACTATTTCCTTCATTGATAACTATGTTAATTCTCTATGCATATTATAAAATATGGTTCAATTTTGATATTAATACATTACATAAAGATGCTAAGAAAGATGCTAAAATTATAAGCGAACATTCTAATAGTTCAACAATATTCAAATCCGGTGTATTAAAATATGGAGTTGGCGCTGCTATATCAAAGGCAAGGCTTGATTTGTATCAACATAGCTATTTTATGAACTTATACGAGAACGCATACGAGAACTATGTAGAAAAAATAGCAGAAATAGAAAGTTATAAGGCTAATAAACATTTACGCGACCCTTCTACTACGAACGATTCAGAAGCAGCAGCAGCAGAAGCAGCAAAAGCAGAGGCAGAGCTAAAAAATATAAATAAAGAGTTTGAGGAAAAAGTAGATAATGTTAATATAGCAAAGTCAGAAAGAAGAAAAGTTGAAAAAGAGTTGATGGATTTTGATATTAAAAATGATAGGACTCTAAAAGATACTAATATGGAATTATATAAAGATAAATTAGCTAAAAGGATAGATAAAAGTAATTTAAATGATGAAGAAATAAATAAAATTAAAACACGACAAAAAGATATATTGGATACTAAAAAAGACCTACGGCAGCAATTAAGAGAATTAAAAACGAGCGAAAACGAAGCAAGAAGAGCGATTAAACCCCCTTTAATAAATAAAGGTATGCAGGAAGGTATTGACAAAATTAAAAACCCTATTGGTAAAGTATTTGAAAAAATACCAGGAGTAAAAACTATAAATACTATAAATACAGAAGGGTTAATGAATAGTGGCGTAGATAAAGCTAAAGGTATTTTTGATAGTATTAAGATTGACCCGCGAGCTTTATTAAAGCCTAAAGCCTAAAGCCTTGAAGATTTAAAATGATGCAAAACTAATTAAAATTTAAATAATATAGTATATATATAAATGTTTAACAATAAAATTGAAAGACTTGAAATTGTTTTGCAAATTATTAACAAATTAAAAAATTTTCAATCTACAAATAACACAACTATAAATTTGTACAACGAAAAATTATGCCACTTTATTACAGAATTAAAACAAATTTTTGATAAATATATAAAACAAGAAGAACCAAATCTTAAAGATTATAAAGGTATTTTATATTTTGAAGAAATAAATAAAAATATAGAATATTTTTTACCTTGTAGAAAAAACACAGAACCTTTATTTGTAATAAAAGGTAAAAATGTAAAATATTAATATAATTTGTACCATTTTAAATCTTCAAGGGTATAAAGGCATAATTCAGAGGGTCAAGGATTCAGGATATAATTTTTATAACATTCTATGTATTTCTCCATAGCCTCGTTAACAGTCATTCCCTTGATACTATTCCATGCTTCCCATTTGGCACAAGCGGTAACATTAACAAACCACGGTTTATCGATATTACAATCGCCCGTCCTCGCCTGTTTGTAATATTTGTAAAACTCCAATTTAATTGTATCAGACAAGCCCATAATTTCCAAATCAATATCATTCAGCTTACTTAGAACATCATTGAACTCCTTTTCCAATTCCATATTCATATCCATTCTATAATGATTGTAAATGTATGTATATATTACTATATAAATATATTTCTTATATTATTTTTATTTAAGAATATAGCACATATATTATAATGACAATGATTATCGATGATTATATCGAATATATGAATAAATATAAACAGCAGTATGGTGAGAAATGTATTGTTCTTTTACAAGTAGGCTCGTTCTATGAAATGTACACTATATACGAAAATAATAACGCCGAGAACAATGATATATATAAGGTCGCTGATATATGCGGTATCATAACTACGAAAAAGAACAAATCTATTTCCGAAATATCATTAAATAATCCTGTGATGGCCGGGTTCCCTCTTCATTCTCTTAATAAGTTCACGCAAATATTGCTGAATAACAATTATACTATTGTAATTATTCAGCAGGAACAGCAGATGGCCGGCAATAATAAAAATAGAGAGCGTAAGGTCGCCGAGATATTATCTCCGGGCTCCAATATAAATATTACAGATAAGCGAAGTAATTATATGATGGTTATAATGTACGAAATAATAAATGGGTATATTATTGCGGGAATATCTGGGATTGATTTATCAACAGGGAAGACCTTCATATACGAAGTGGGTTCTACAAAGGATGACCCTGAGCTCGCGAATGACGAAGTATTTCGAATGATCAGTACATATAATCCTATTGAATTAATTATATTGGGTGATAAAATTGATGAGAAGGAGCGGAGAAAGATATTGAAAAACTTGAATATCAATAACATTTTGGTTCATTATAAATGGGGCGAATGTAAATATATAGAGTTTTTCAAGAGCATAATAAATCAGACGCAAATATTGGAAAAGGCATTTTTTATGAAGAAGGGGCTGATTTCTATAATTGAAATGTTAAATATGGAGAGGCTCACTATATCGCGCGAAGGGTTCTGTTGTCTATTACAATTTGCACACGAACACAACGCTGATATTATAAAAGAGCTACAGGTTCCTGAGATTTTTGAGAACAATAATAATATGACAATAGAGTTTAATTCGGCAGTTCAATTAAATATTCTGGGGTTGTATCAGAACGATAAGCCGCTAATAGATGTCTTAAATAGATGCGCGACTGCATTCGGTTCGCGATATTTTAAAGAGAAGTTGCTTGCACCCATGATAAACATTAAAAAAATCAATCAGTCATATGATGATATTGACAAATTGTTGAATAAAAATAGCTATATTAAGGTGCGTAAATATCTTGCGAATATCGGGGATTTGGAGCGATTCAAGAGGAAACTACTTTTAAACAAGGTAGCTCCTCAGGATTGGACGAGCTTTAATGAATCTATGGAGGCCTGTATAGGCATCTATAATATCTTGAAGGATTACTGCAGCGAAGACGACAAAAACGAGGGAACTATTATATCAATCGTACATACTATAATAAATTCTTACAAGGATATTTTGGATTTGGAGAATGCCTCTAAATATAATTTGGCTGATAAAAATAATTGGGGGAATATATTTAAGGAAGGAGTATATGAAGATATTGATAATAATGCCGAGGGTATCAAGAAGTCCTATAGAGATATTGAAATATTATGCGAAGAAATAAACCGTATCGGCATCAATGATAGCACTCTATGTAAAATAGATTATAATGATAAGGATCAGGAATATTTCATTTTAATAACTAAGAAAAGATATGAGACGGCTTTAAAAAATAACAAGCATATTATTGGAAAATTCAGCAAAAAACCGTTATCATCTTCTTCTTCAAATTACAAGATGACTAATTGTGAAACAGAGAAGCTCTCAAAAAATATCAGCAAATATAATGAAGAAATAGCTGCGCTCGTATTGAATTATTATAATGAGTTTGTTAGAGAGTTTATAAAAATAAATAATAAAAATATTGATATTCTTATTAAATATCTTGTACGCACTGATATAGCCGCAAATAATGCAAAAAACGCATTTGATTACCGATACAAAAGACCTATAATATCCTTAGATTCTTCCGACGCCGCAAGCGAGACCGCCAGCGAGACCGCCAGCGAGACCGCCAGCGAGAGAGAATCGTCTTTTATTAATATGAAAAATATGAGACATCCGTTAATTGAAAGATTACACGATGAGCTTGAGTATGTTGGGAATGATGTCAGGATAAATAAAGATGGGATATTGTTGTATGGAATAAATGCTTCAGGAAAATCTTCATTTATGAAGGCTGTTGGTTTAAATATTATTATGGCTCAATCTGGAATGTTTGTAGCCGCCGAAAAAATGGTATATTATCCGTATAAAAGAATATTTACGAGGATTTCGGGAATGGATAATATATATAAGGGGATGTCAAGCTTCACGGTGGAAATGACGGAATTGCGGAATATATTACAGAGATGTAATAAATATAGCTTGGTTATCGGAGACGAGATATGCTGCGGGACAGAATCAATATCTGGGATTGCTATTGTATCTGCTGGAATAGATATGCTGATAAATAAAGGGGCTTCATTTATATTCGCGACACATCTTCACGAACTAACGGCAATGTCTTGTATTAAAGAGCATATCAATGATAATAATTTGTTTGTCAAGCATATTAAAATAGATATTGGCAAAAATAACGAAATCATATATAATAGGAAAATACAGGATGGGCAAGGTTCTAATATGTATGGCTTGGAAGTATGTAAATCTCTCGATATGCCCTTGGATTTCCTTAAAAAGGCGGAGATGTTTAGAAAAGAATTCACAAAAATAGACAAGGATCTAATTAAAAATAAGAAATCTAATTATAACAGGAAGAAGAAGATTGATAAATGCGAAATATGTCAGGGTATTGCTGTTGAAACGCATCACATTAAATATCAGGAGGACGCAGATGAAAACGGATTCATAGGTTCCTCTCATAAAAATGCTACGCACAATCTTGCTTCACTATGTAAAGAATGCCATAACAAGGAACACAGGGGAATTATAAAAATCAATGGATACAAGCAATCCTCTAAGGGCATTATATTAGACTACGACATCCCCGGGATATCCTATTGACAATAGCCTCTCAATAGCCTCTTCTATATCCTTGACAATAGCCAACGATAGCCTCTATATAATTATTATAAAATACTTAGATTAACATAGCAGTCATTGAGACACTGGAATATTCATATTTTTTCAATTTTAAATTTGAGTACATCTCTTGATTTATTTTATAATTTCTAAAAAACTTTTGAAACTTTTGAAAAAACAGAAAGATGTACTCAAATTATTCTTTTCATTTTTATAAAATATCTGGTGTCTTTTTAAGTTATCATAATGGTAATATAAATATATAGTAATTATCTAAATAGCCAGCAGTAGCATTTTCTATATCCTTGACAATAGCCAACTGTAGCATTTTCTATATCCTTGACATTAGCCTCTCAATGTCCCGCGTTGGGGGCGGGTTCCCCCACAATAGCCAACTGTAGCATTTTCTATATCCTTGACAATAGCCTCTCAATGTCCCGCGTTGGGGGCGGGTTCCCCCACAATAGCCAGCGGTAGCCTTTTCTATATCCCCCACAATATCCCGCGTTGGGGGCGGGTTCCCCCATTAAAATATATATAGAGATAATTTAATATAATAATATAATTATGAAAGTTATTAAGAGGAATGGTGAATATGAAGATGTTAGCTTTGACAAGGTCCTTATGCGTCTTAAAAATCTATCAGGCGAGCTAAATATTAATGTATCAGAAATAGCTCAGAAGGTATGCTCTCGTATTTTTGACGGTGTTAAAACGAGCGAATTAGATGAAATGGCTGCATATTTGTGTGGTAGTATGTCTTTGGATAACCCGGAATACAATACTTTGGCTTCGCGTATTATTATCTCAAACCATCATAAAAATACATCTCCTTCATTTTCTGAAACAGTTCAAGCTCTTTATGATAACAAGGATATTCATAATAATAATGCTCCGTTAGTATCTGAGGAGTTATACGAAATCGTGTGTAAAAATAAAGAGAAGCTCAATACTTATATTGATTATCAGAGAGATTTTACATTTGATTATTTCGGCTTTAAAACTTTGGAACGCGCATATTTAACCCGAGTTAATAAGAAAGTTATTGAGAGGCCACAGCATATGTGGATGCGAGTTGCTCTTGGAATACATGGTAATGACATTAAAGAAGTGCTGACGACATACGACCTAATGAGTAAAAAATATTTCACGCATGCTACACCAACGCTATTTAATTCTGGAACTAGAAGGCCGCAATTGAGCAGCTGTTTCCTTTGCTCTGTAAATGATGATAGCGTAGCGGGCATTTATGATTCACTAAAAGAGATGGCGCTAATTTCTAAATATGCTGGGGGAATTGGCATTCATATTCATCAGGTTCGCGGTAAAGGTAGTTATATCAGAGGAACAAATGGAACTTCTAACGGAATCATACCGATGTTGCGAGTATTTAATAATACTGCGAGATATATTGACCAAGCAGGGAAAAGACTTGGAAGTATTGCGGTATATCTTGAAACCTGGCATTGTGATATTGAGGCTTTTTTGGAATTGAAGAAAAATCACGGGAGCGAGGAAGAAAGATGTAGGGATCTATTTATGGCTCTATGGGTTTCTGATTTGTTTATGGAAAGAGTGAAAAGTAATAAGCATTGGTCGTTGATGTGTCCTGATAAATGTCCGGGACTGAGCGATGTATATGGCGACGATTTTATTAAACTTTATGAAAAATATGAGAGCGAAGGCAGATATAATAAACAGATTAATGCCCAAGACCTTTGGTTTAAAATATTGGAATCTCAAATAGAGCAAGGAGTTCCATATATCCTTTACAAGGACGCTGCGAATAAAAAGAGCAACCAGAAGAACCTGGGAACTATCAAATCAAGCAATCTGTGCGCCGAGGTTCTAATTTATTCTTCGCCTGAGGAAACTGGTGTATGCAATTTGGCTTCGATTTGCCTCCCTACATATATCGAGAATGGTGTATTTAATTATGAGAAGCTTCACGATGTTGTCAAAGTAATTACTAAAAACCTCAATAAAGTTATTGATAAGAACTTTTATCCTATTGAAAAAGGACGCATTTCTAATCTTAAAAACAGACCTATTGGAATTGGCGTACAGGGATTGGCTGATGTATTTATGATGCTCAAACATCCCTTTGAATCAAAAGAGGCTGCAGATATTAATAAAGATATTTTTGAGACTATCTATCACGCCGCAGTTGAAGCTTCGATGGAATTGTCAAAAAAAAGATATCATACTATTAATGAAATAGCATCTGGTGAATGTGGCGAAAATATGAGCGACTATGTTAATGAGTTTGAAATTAAAAATATTAAAAATAAATATTGCGGAGCATATAGTACATTTGAGGGAAGCCCGATATCTCAAGGGCTTTTTCAATTTGATTTGTGGAACGAAAAGCCGAGCGATAGATATGACTGGGAAAGCCTGAGGACTGAAATAATTAATTACGGAGTTCGCAATAGCCTTTTGATATCTCCTATGCCCACGGCATCTACTTCGCAAATTATGGGATTTAATGAAAGCTTTGAGCCAATTACTAATAATATATTTCAGAGAAAGACTCTGAGTGGCGAGTTTATTGTTATAAATAAGTATTTGATTAATGATTTGATTGATAAGGGAATATGGAATAAGGAAATGAGGGATACTATTATTTTACACGAGGGAAGCATTCAGAATATCCCAAATATTGATGCGACTATGAAAGAGCTGTATAAAACTTCGTGGGAAATTAAGCAACGTGTTATTATTGATATGTCAGCAGACAGAGGGAGATATATTTGCCAGACACAAAGCCTCAATATCTTCATAGAAGAACCCGATTTCCAAAAATTGTCTTCTATGCATTTTTACGGACATTCTAAGGGTCTCAAGACAGGTTCTTATTATCTGCGAACAAAACCAAAGGCGAAAACTCAACAATTCACTATTGACCCTGAATTTGCTAAAAAAAAATTGAGATGCGCTGAAGACAACGGCGATAGCTGTGTCCTATGCTCTTCATAACACTCATTTACAAGTTTTATATTTCTCTTCTTCTTGCAAGATGCACCCTATACGCCATCTCTTGCTTTCTTAGTTGTTTTTTTAACAGTCTTCTTAACAGACTTATCAGACTTCTTTACAGACTTATCAGACTTCTTGACAGGCTTATCAGACTTCTTGACAGGCTTATCAGACTTCTTGACAGGCTTATCAGACTTCTTGACAGGCTTCTTGACTGGATTTATAGGCTTATCAGGCTTCTTGACGGACTTCGTGGTTGGCTTCTTGGAGGACTTAGAACTTTTAATCTTGCGGTTTCTGCCCGCTCCTCCCATTTCCATTTCCATTTTATGGCTTTCCATACTACCTCTTTCTTTTTCCATTCTAACCCTTTCTTTTTCCATTCTAACCCTTTCTTTTTCCATTCTAACTCTTTCTTTTCTAACTCTTTCTTTTCTAACTCTTTCTTTTCTAACTCTTTCTTTAATAGTATCAATTCTTGAACCTTTAAGTTTGCTCTTACCTGTAATAACATTCATACATAATCCTTCTACAAACTTTTTAAAATGTTTAGACATAGTAGAATTTTGATATCCTTTTGCATTAGAAGAAATATTAAATACAGTTGATATTAAATTTAATATTAATGATATAAATGTTGTAATATCTTTGTTTGCAAAATTATAAATAGTTATAATATTGTCTAAATTGAGAAATACATATTCTTTATTCCCTGAAAATGTATATCCTTCTTCAGCTGTAAAATGTAATGATGATATTCTTACATATGGTTGTATTCTATGTATACTTTTATCGCCAAAGAAAGTAACATGACATACTTCAATATTATTATACATTATATCAATTATAAACTTTAATTTAATAGCATTTGGCAAATATCCACTTGGGTTATCGCAAAATTCTCTATGTTTTACTTTTATAACAAATTTAAAATTTCCTGAAACTCCTCCCATTACTTCGTCGTCAATAATGAAATCTTCCACTTCAAGTTCTACATGTCTGCCTCTAATGTCTTTTATTTTTGTTATCTTTGGATCAGTGACCGATTCATAATCTTGACTTGTAAATGATTCAAAACTATCTAACAACTCTAACAAAATAGGATATTTGCTACTACCTTTTAAAAACTTTTTAACCGGGATACGAGGAATTACATTTGCTTGTTCTACTGGATCCTGAGAAGGGCAAGACTGAATGATTTCACCCATATCAAATTCATCTAATAACATTCCGTTATATTTTGAAGATTTTTCAACACTTTCGGCATTATTTATCATATTGTTAATCTTGTTAATAATATTAACAAGATTTATAGTAGATTTTGTATTCATAACAGATATTGCAGTTTTTCTTGCTCTTGCTGATAATTTTTCGGCAAAAGCTATCTCGTCAGGAAGCAATGGATGATAGTATACATGTTCTTCTATAGTAGGTAATCTACTTTTAGGTTTTCTCTTTTTCAATCGTGATGATATTATACCAGGATGTCCCGAACTTGTTTTACTACTTCTTCTACCACTTGCTCTTCCTTTACAGCTTACGCTACTTACGCCACTTACGCTACTTACGCCACTTACGCCACTTACGCTACTTGCTCTACTTACGCTACTTGCTCTACTTACGCTACTTGCGCTACTTACTCTACTTACGCCACTTGCTCTACTTACTCTACTTACGCCACTTGCTCTACTTACGCTACTTGCGCCACTTGCTCTACTTACGCTACTTGCGCTAATTGTAGCGTTACCTACCCTATCCTGTAATTTAGGTATGTGCGGTAGCGGTTTTGATGTTGATGTTGGTGTTGCTAATTTTTTTTGTGTGCTACTCATATCTCTATTATTATATAAATATATATTATTATAATAGTATATAGTATGTCAAATAATGAACCTTTATTGATACCTTCAAATAGATTGACTATTTTTCCTATCGAACATTATGATATGTGGGAAATGTATAAAAAATCTGTTAGTGTCTTCTGGACACCTGAGGAATTGGATTTATCAAAGGACTTAGATGATTTCAATAAGCTTAATAAGAATGAGAAGTTTTTTATTAAGCAAATATTGGCATTTTTTAGTTCCAGCGATACAATTGTAAATATCAATTTGGGCGAACGATTTTTAAATGATGTACAAGTACTCGAAGCTAAGTTCTTCTATGGCTTTCAAATGGCTATTGAGAATATTCATTCGGAAACATACTCTCTTCTGATAGACACTTATTTTAAAGAAGCCAACGACAAAGAAGAGGCTCTTAATGCTATCAATTATATGCCTTGTATTAAAAAGAAGGCTGACTGGTGCTTCAAATGGATTAATGACGAATCCGCACCATTCTCTCAAAGGCTGTTGGCTTTTGCCCTTGTTGAAGGAGTATTTTTCAGCGGCGCCTTCTGTAGTATTTTCTGGCTCAAAGAGCGCAGTTTGATGCCCGGACTCTCATTCTCTAATGAGCTTATTAGCAGAGACGAGGGAATGCATGTAGAGTTCGCCGTCTTGCTGTATTCTAAGATAATTGATAGATTGCCTCAAGAAACTGTTCATCAAATTGTTAAAGAAGCCGTTGAAGTAGAGAAGAACTTTATTATTGAAAGTATCCCTTGTTCTATGCTTGGAATGAACGCAGATCTAATGTCTATATATATTGAATTTGTAGCTGACAGATTGCTAACTCAATTAAATTATGAAAAAATATGGAACTCAAATAACCCCTTTCCTTTTATGGATAGAATATCAATTGAAAGCAAATCCAATTTCTTTGAAAGCCGCGTTTCACAATATAGCAAAGCAAATGTAGGAGGAAAACAGGAACACTCTAAATTACGCACATTTTCTCTTGAAGCCGATTTTTAGACTTTTTGCGATTTCGTAATTACTTAAAGAACTTATATACTTGTTTTATATAATAATGGATACAATAGTAAACAAATTCGGGAATATTTTCATTGAAATTAAAAAACAAATCAATTACATTATAAATGATAACGATTTTATATATTCAAGCAATTATATTAATTGTATGAATGAAGTTATGATAGTCCTCAGAAAAGCCTTATTTAAATTACAGGATATATATTATAAATATATATTATATCCTAAATTAAAAAAAATCTAATTTTTATTACACAAAAATATTATTATTCTGTGTAGCCCCTATAAATACCTAAATGCCTAAATACCTAAATGCCTAAATACCTAAATACCTAAATGGCTAAATGTCTAAATGATTATTGGGATATATCTTGTTGCGATAGGCACAATTTTATTTCTCCGAGAGATGCGATGGTATATCTGAGAATAATAGGGTAGTTATTTTTAAGATATAGCTCAACATTATTTGAAAGATTGGTGCATTTTGTAAATATTGATAGGTATTTAAGGCTGAAAATTCCCTGTATTATCTCCTGTTCTTCGTCGGTACTATTCTTCTTTATGGTGATTGATTGCGATTTTTCGGAACCGAGGATAGTCTCTTGATCGCAAAAGTCCCCCTTACAACTTAATATTAGCTTATCGCCTATGTTTCTAAACTCTATAAACTCGGCGAGGTTATTCATATCTCTAATAATTTTTTGAAGATAATTGGAAGGCATATTTATAATCGTGTGAAAATCTACAGGCGGAATGTCAAGATTCAGCACATCTATATCCAACACAGACAATTTATAATTCGTTTTATAATTTTTATCATTATTCTCTATTGTTATACCCAAGTGATTAGGGTCATCTTTTTTAATATAGATTGATAATATGTCGTTGTTCGTGATAGTTTTAATAAGCGCGTGGAGCCGCAGCATATTAATACCTACATATGTTTTCTTAGCACACTCGTAAATCTCAAACTTATCCGCGTCCAACTTGAGATGTATCAGAACAATATGCGTATTGTCCATAGCAACTATCTTAATACCAGTCTCATCTATTTCCAAATTAACATCCATCAATATCTCCTTAAGAGCATCTATAACTTGTTTAAATGTAGCAGCCTGTATAGTTTTAATATTTAATAAATATTCAGTATCCATATAAATAGTAAAATATAATATCTCCTTAAATATTATTTTACTTATTTTCATTATTTAACAGTAGCATTATATTCCCAACCAAAATACTTAACAAGTTTAACGGATTCCGCCAAGGCAAACGCACCATCTTAATAGCTGTAATATTAGACCATCTCGTATTATCAATATTGTAATTAATATAAATATAATAAAACAATACCATAATAGCTATCGTAGAGACTATAAATGCTATTAATATAGCAATAAAACCTTGTTTCAATTTACCCCTTGTTTCTTTTAATTGAAATAGATAATTATTATAAAAGCATCCAGCTTTCTCCTTATGGTCGATCTTAAAGGTATCAAAATCTGTATATGAAGAAATAGCACAATCGCTTGAATCATTTATATTACTCCTGATTGATAAGGGAATTGCGCCTATTAGAACATTCTCTATATCATAATTGTTTGTTTTAAAAGTACCGAACAAATTATTTGAATAAGGGATTACATTCGTTATTATATTTAATAAGGATTGTGCGTATGTTCTTCCCAAATCAAAATTAGGTATTTTTTCTTTACTAATATTATCATTATATATTTTCTTATTATTAAGATATACTAAGACCAATTTTACAAAATCTAAATCTTTATTATCTTTATTATCTACATTGTTAGCCTTAATTTTTGCACTTATATCTTTAATTTTAGTAATAAACAAGTTTATAGTATTATTAGTAATAGCATTATAATATTCAGTTATAGCTGCTTCTATAAGTTTTGTATTAGCTGTTTCCATAAGTTTTTTCTTATCCTCTTTCTCTTTAGCGTCCTTTGCTTTATAAAAAGCACCTGATGCATCATCTGAAGCTTTTTTAAGTTTTTCAATTTCCTCAGGCGTATAAATACGATCATTAATACTTATTGCAGTATGTATATTGTGTCCATTTAATTCGTTCATTATTTTTGTAATATTTGAATTGTCGTTTAAAAAATCCGCGTCCTTATCACATATAATATTTAACATATTTTCAATATTTTTAGGATTGTTGTTATTTACATCTTTTGATTTTTCAAAATTTAAATAATCTGCATAATTTATGGAAGGGGTCTGACTAGGATCGCGCCTTAGCCCGATAATTATTAGTATTAGAAATATTGAGAATATTGAGAACATTTTAGTTCTATGTAAACCTTCACAACTGCGGTTATTTATAAAATAACAATTTTGAATTATATAGTCTTTAAGTTCGGCAAATTCAAAATTTAAACGAGTAAGATCTTTAAACTTACGAA